TAAGTGATGTGTTAGTGTTTGACTAGGGTTTGGTTGGTTTCCAAATGGAATTGCTTGCCTAGCATTGTATCTCCATGTTTGGTCTCCACCAGCTACTCTAAATGACCATCCACCTCCGACAGATGGTGCGAATGCAGTGAAAGCAGGTGGCGAAGCACCTGCGTTTAGCGGAGGTAGAATAGAACTAATGCTTCTTTCATCTATCACCATTAAGTCACTGTTTCTAACTACTCTAATTCTATCACCAACATCAGGAAGTCTATGCCCAAGTCTTCTTCTTCCGTTCTCTGAGGTGTTTGTTTGACCTATTGAAATCAGATATCCATTTGCTTGGTTTAGCCACACGTCAGAGAAGTTTCTACCAGATGTTGAACCACCATTCGAGAACGTGGCTATTCTCCAGTTTGGAAAAGCTCTTGAGTTCGTGTCTCCTGCATCTAATACTGGAACCTGATATCCATCAATAGTTCCAAATTGACTTTCTCCTGGATCTGCTGACCACGTTCCTATGGATGTACATTCAGTCGATGACTTGATAGCAGCACCTCCTTCATTTATCTCTGCGCCATCTTCGTAATCGACAGAAGCTACAGTTATTGTTCTAGTGATATCGTCCCCAAAGTCATTAGGACCTCCTGTCCATCCTCCTCCGAGTAATCCGTTTCCTCTAGCTAGTATAGTGTCTCCGTAGTTTACATTAGCGTTAGGGAAAGACCATCGGCCTGTTCCATTGACTCTGCTATAACTTCCATTGCCAAAGCTATTAACTACAACCCTATCTCCACTACTATTAGTGAATCTAACAGGTGTAGCTATTCCAGCCCAGTTTATTGCGTTAGTAGCAGCAGTAGGAGTTCTACTCCCGTTGGCTGTTACAAAGTCTTCAGCAGGCCCAGAGAATGTTCCAGCATTTCTATTGAAACTGTAATTACCACCAAACGATAAAGTATCTGTATTTTGTGTTACGCTTCTCTGTAAGTATATCCCGTCTAATTCAGGGACAGATTGTCCGCTTTCTCCAGCGACCGATAGTGCTAGTTGATTTCTATCTATTATTCTAAATCCATCTCCACCGACACTACCTGCAGTAGAACTATCTACAGTAATTGCATCTCCTCTACTGTTGGTGTAAGTAGTCCCTCCTGGACCACCAGTCAATGCTGAATTAAGCAGCGGAATGTTTCCTCCCGGATGTACTCCAATAAAAGTATTACCTAAGTACCACTCTGTTCCTGTTGTATCGCCATCAGCATCAGTAGCTGTAGCTCTCCAAATGAGTTCGGTTCCCACTGTAACAGGTCCGTTATTTACCACAGTACATGTGGGTCTTCTGTTTGGACTCAAATCATCTTCAGCAGGTGGAGCAGTAATAACTGCGGGTGCGGGTATTTGAGAAATAGCGAATACACATTCGTAATCGTCATTCCCAAAGATTACTCTAAACCTACCTCTTCGACCCATTGTAGTCATCTCAGCTGTAAGAGTATATCCAGTACAATCTACCTCAGTGTCTAAACCATCAGCAGGAGTCATCACACAATCTCTAGCTCTACTAGTCACCTCTGCCCAGTCTGCCTCTACAACATCACGAGATGGTGAAGCAAATGGTGGGTGATGAACAATAACACCACGCTCTAATATCGTGTCGGTAAATTGCTCAACCACTCCAGGTGTAGTATTGTGTGCTGTAACCTGCGATGTAGTACAGTCGATAATAGCTACGACGAAGGGCTCTGTGTATCTAATTTCACAGCCATCATCTGTAGCTACTCCGTTCTCTGTGTAAGATGTTCCTAAATCCATTCTACATCGGTAAGCTCCGCTCTGCTCAACCGTAGCACTATTAGTGATATCGTATTGGTCTTGTATGGCACCTGGTATATCTACATAGTTTCCGTCATTGTTGATGGATTTCTGCCATTGAAACCTCAAACAGGGTCGTAACCTATGAGGAGGGTTGAACGTGCTTCCGTCCAACTCTCCTTCATGAATATCTACATTATCAGCATACAGACGAGCTTGAAGAGTTTCAATGTCTGTGCCGACTTCAAAGTATCTAATTTCAGCCATATTACGCGTTAGATGGCGGTGGTAATACCCCGCTTCTTGTTAAGGTTCCTGCTAGTGTAGCAGCGGTTGCCGTGACTCCATCTGAAGTTTGTGCAGCAATGACTTCCACAGTCCATCTACTTTGTTCAGTTATCCACACTTGCAACCCAGTTCCATCTGTGACACCAGGCGTTGGACCAGCTATCCTTCCGCCAATATTTGCACTACCACTAAGTACTGGAGTAAATATGTCTTGAACATTTACCGGCGCACTTGTGAAGGTGAAATACATTTGGCCCGAAGGAGATGTTGATTCCGGTGTTATTCTTCCAGTTATCTGAATAAAGAATGGCGTAGCATCAACACCTGATAATTCCCAATCAAAACTAAATCCAGCATGCACACCCTCTGCAAGCCCAAATTGTCCATTGCTTCCAAATGGATTAACAAAGCGAGCGCCTATGTTAGAAATAGTAAGTACCGGAGCTGCTACAGTTCCTGTGGCCATGTCGCTACATGTTGTTTCTGTACCAGCCATTGAAAAGCCAGTTGGTATATCACCTGTAATAGTGTATGTGTTTAATCCAGTTTGATAAGTGGCTGGATTTACAGTAGCATTTTCTAGATTAGTTGTAAAACTTACCGCCTCTCCAGTTGTACCATCTTCTACACTACATGTAGGTGTGAATATTCTAGCAGCAGTAGCGCTCCATGTTAAAGCAACTGTATCTGCCATAGATCTTAAGGTTCCAGTTACAGAAGCTGTTTCTCCTGTTCCAGATGTTGGCGTAGCGTTACCTCCTGTTACAGCCCAAGTAGGGGCATTATCAAATCTAAACCCAGTGTTAGCTGATATTACAGATGAAAAAGTGTAGCTTGTTCCAGCCACTCCCGTTACACTTGGCGCATCACCTCCGTCAACTACAGCGGTATTTCCTGGTGTATTTGATGTAAACGATGTTGTAAATATTGGAAGCGCAGAATACACAACTCTATGTGTATCTGTTGCTGTTCCTGTATCAAAGACCGAGCGAACAGAAACATCTACGTTTCCGTCATCAGCTCTATTAACTACAATACTTGTTCCTGTTAAATCACTTGTTGTAGCAGAAGCGGGATTAACTGTCCACATTCTTGATTGGAATGTTCCAGCAGTTCCTCCAGTTAATTCACCAGCTGTTTCCGTTACAGTAAGTGTAACATCGTCTCCAGCCATCGCGGCAGTTGCACCGTTGATTGTAACGGTTGGGGCAACAGGATCGCTTGGTGGTGGGGCTGCATCTTCAACCATCACATGGACTGTATCGCTTGCTGTTCTTCCGCCAGCTCCACTATCTGTCGCTGTAACTGTATACGTTTGACTAGCTGTTAGCGCACCTGTGTTGAACGACCTTGTTGTCGCTCCACCTGGTGTCCAAGAATAAGTAACATTACCTACAGCACCTGTCGCTGTAGCTGTTAGCGTAGCTGACGCTCCGTTAGCAATAGTTTGGTCAGCTCCAGCATTAACACTAAAGGCTGGCGGAGCTTCCTCTGTAAAGGTAACAGACACAGCATTACTTGTGGCTGTGCCTCCATCATCTGCTGTGATAGTTAATCTTAAACCACTAACACTGGAATTTATCGTTCTAGGAGGAGCAGCTGTACTACCATCGTTCCAAGCATAGGTGTAATTTGAACTTGACCCGTTGATTATATTAGCTGATATAGTCACGTTAGGAGGTGTTCCTCCAAATGGATAAGTAACTGATGTTTGACTAGCTGATATCGACACGGTAGGTGGAATAGCTGGCAACAAAGGGTCGCCAGGTCTTCCACTATCAGGTCCTGTAATAAATGCTTCTAACGTAGGAACACAGGTGGGTAGTGGTATATCACTAGTTCTTCTGTCTATAATAACAGGAGCAATTTCGCTTCCGTCATATTCATACACAGCATCAACCGCATCACTGGTAGTGAACCAATACAGTTTATCATTAGCTGGATCTACCACAGTTCCAATGGTGGTTCCAAAGACATCTTCTTGACCAGCAATCAACTCATTACCTTTGGTGTTCTCCAAAGCTCCAACATCATCACCCTCGGATCTACCAACATTGATGTTCAACCCATCTCGATACATTCCATCGGGAAGCAATCTATCATCAAGGTCTCTGTTTATTCCAGGGCGTTGAAATGTTCTTTTACTTTCAGCCATTTAATTTTATTTTAGTGTTTAATCCACTTCGCTCTTCCTCTCAATACCTGAGTGATTTCTTCTTGTTTGTAGTTAGTCAATCTAATCTTAGCATTGCGCATTTTAGCAGACATCTCTTTCTTGTAAGCAGGAGCAGCGGCAGCAGTTGTAGCTCTAACCTTCATTAGGTTATACAGTATGTAAGCATATAGAGCGTCCTCTGCGAGTTTTGGGAAGTAAACCTTAGATAGGTCTCCATTCTCTGTTAAACCATCAGAGATGTATCTCAAACCAATTATATCGCCCTCCTGGAATGTTGAATCAAAGTAAACAATTCCAGCTACTAAATCTAAATGAAAAGATCCGTTTACATTTGCAAACTCAGGATCCAAACCATATCTTCTACCATAGTATCCAGAGTAATAGTAATCATAGATTGAGTCAGTTTCATCTCTGGTTATTTGGTTTCTTAGTGCTTCTCTTAGATTAGAGTCTAAATTATCTTGTTGAAATCTCTCAGCTGAAATAGATTTACCAGCATAAGTTATTTCTCCTTGGTCGTCGTAAATGTAATTGAAACCATCGTCTTGTAGAGCACCTTGTTTGGCAGTTGATACTCTTTCAGGATAGATAGTTCTATCTCTACCATACTCATCTACTCTTACAAACTTTACATAGTTTACATAGTCACCTGGTAAAGGCATAGATAACGATGGACCTAGTTCAATTTCTATATTATTCTCTGAATGGAGGGTATCATAACTAAATTCCTGTGTTCCTCGTTGAGCCCAAAAAGCTACTTCATGCCTAGGAACTTTGGTTAGCATCTTACCTTCTCCAATGTACGCTACAATGAAATTGTTGATTATATCATCTAATGAAGTTCTAGAATAATAACCTAGACCAGGAAACTCTGCTAACGCTTCTCTTTCTGCATCAGTTAGAGTTTGATTATTCTCAAAGTTAGCGTAATTTATTTTATCTGTAATTCTAGTACTTCTAGCCATTATACTTCATTTTGTTCTATGCCTTGCTCTTGCGCAGCAGCGAAGGCTTGAATGTCTTGTTGTTTTATTAGTATTCCTATGTATCCTAGTATCTTGACTACTAGTTCTGGGAATTCAGATGGATGTAATTCAAAGTCTTGTGAGTTGTCTCTAGTGAATTGTCCCATCATAGCATCACCTCTCCAAGCTACATCTATTGGTTTTCTAACATAAATCATTCTTACCACATCAGTATCCATCAACATAGTTGGATAAATCATAACTCCACCTTCATGTCTAACATAAACAGGTTGAGTTCTAGTTGGAGAAGTTAGTGGAGATAGTTGAATGTAGGCAGCATCTTTATGGGATACTTCATCCACGATAATGTTATTCAACATTACTCTACCTAATCTGTAGAAATTATCTGGATACTCAAACAAATCTTCAGCATTCTCTGTGATTTCAACTGTGTTATCAAAGAAACTAATTTTCTCTTCCATGTTTCTCATGGAATCAGTATAATCACCATCATCCATAGCTCCTTGATTAGTTCTCATAGCATCCTGGAAGTATTCTTCAAAGATTTCTATTTGAGCCTGATTAGCTAATAAATTAAATTCTTGAGGGGTTATGTAGTCAAACCCTTCTTTATTAACTATCGAAAGAACTGTTTGATAAACTCTATCAATGCTTACCATTATTGTTCTTGTTGAGTTATAGCAGCTGATAATGCTCCAGCAGATTGAATAACATCTTGTGCTTTCACAACTAATCCAGCATATCCTAGTATTTTTGCTACTAATTCTGGTTCTTCACTTGGGTGTAGTTCAAAATCAACTGAACTATTACTCACAACTACTTGTCCATTCAAAACAGCTCCAATCCATTCTGGTTCAGTTCTTAGGTTTCTAATGTAATTGACTACAACAGCAGTCAAAGCATCATTAGTTGTTTGATCTTCCGTGAACTCTACTGTGGTTGTGTTAGGGAATAATGTAATCTCATTCCCAGTTCTAGTGTAGCAGGGCATAGCAGGATTAGGAGCAGTTAGAGGTGATCTAAGCATGTATCCAATCTCTCTGTGTTTCTTTCTCATTACTTCTATATAGTTTGAAGTAATTGTTTGAAGTCTGTATAGGTCAGATGGAAGAGTAAATGTTCCGTCTGCTGCCACAGTAGGTTCATTTGTAGTCTCAAAATCCTCTAATTTCTCAAAGATGTTATCGGCAATGGAAGCATACTCATCAGTCATTTCTCCATACTGAGCTGTGGCTCTTCCTAACTCAAAGAAGTAATTCTCAAAGATCTCAACTTGTGCTTGTTGAGCAAGTTGGTTAAATTCTTTTTGAGGTAAGAAACCTCTTTGTTCTTTATTCAACAGTGTTAATACTGTTTGATAAACTCTATCTACTGGTACTGCCATTTTATTGTGTTAATTTTAAATAGTTGATGTAGGGCTAGTTTCCTGCCCTACACCTGGTAGTTAGTCTAATTTCTTTACAATAGACTTCATGATGTCAACTCCTTCATCAGTTTTGAAGAATTGAGCTAATGCTTGATATGGGTGCTGGTCAAATGGAACAGTCATTACTTTACGTCCATTAGCAGCATATTTGAATACAGTGTTGTCGTCTGTTAGTTTTAGAATTCCAGCTTCAACCGCTCTATTCGCTAAGTTTCTTAGTTTGATGTCTTCATCTTTAGATAAGCTCAAGAATAACTCTGGGCTTTTCTTAGCAAACAAATAAGCATCACGCTTAAGTTCTTTAGAAGACATTGAAGTAACCTCTGATCCTAGTTCAGATCTCATAATAGCTTCTAGATCTTCAATCTCTAGTTCTTTAGCTAAATTCAAAGCTTCTAGTTGTGTCTCAATTACAGTTACCTCATCAGTTGCTTCTTTTACTTCATCCACTTCTGTCCATTTTTTTCCAGCTTGTGGATGGTATTTAGAAAGAAGTTGTTGTAGGGTTGGTAGATTTCTTGGAACAAATAAAACACCATCAGTAAAGATAACATGGCCTAATCTAGCGTGGTCATCTTGCTCATCAATAAACAAACTGTTTTGATTTATAGCATATCTGATTTGTCTATTTATCCCTTTTTCTTCGTCAAACCATAAAATGTTGCTTGACTTTACTTTGTATGTCAAAGGAGACATACCGTTTAGCACATACGTGCGATCTTTGATTTCCCAATTTTTCATAATAAAATAAGATAGAATAAAATAATTCCCCGCCCGAAGACGGGGATTATTGATTAGTTATTAAGCATTCTCTTGAAATAAGAAGAAGTTGTTAGCACCTTGAGTGATTAAACATCTCTCAGTCAAGTAGTGCATTCTCATTTCGTCAATGTCAGTAGTGTAAGCTCCACCAACAGATCCAGTGATCCAAGACTTCATCTTACGATTTTCAGTCTCAGAAGCACGGTAGCGTACGTGTAAGAAAGGACGCTTGATGTTCTTACCTAAGTTCTGATCATAAACAGTTGAAGTTCCAGCAGGAATCATAACTCCTTGGATGTCTCCGAAACCTCCACGAGTAGAGAAATCATTTAAGTATTTCCAATCAGTCTTGTAGAAGTCATAAGACCCACGACGGAATCCAGAGAATCCTAAATCGATAGCCATGTCCTTAGCGTTGTTGAATACACCCCAAGAAACACCTTGTGTTCCACCGTAGTTGTTTTGAGCAGCTAAGAAGTTATCAAAAGCAAGAGCTAAATCACGATTAACATAAAGCATGTTCTCTTCGATAGCACCTTGCTTATCTAATTGCTTGAGGATAATATCAAAAGAAGTTCCTAAAGCGGCACGACCAGATGTAGTTGCGGTTCCAGCAGCGTTCAAGTCTTCAGCTAATCCTTCGTATAAGTTTCCGCGTTCTTCTAAAGCAGCAAAGAAACCTTGAGTACCACGTGGAGCTTGTCCAGTATACTGAGGGTTACTGTTGTAGTCAGAACGGAAAGCACTTAGAGTACCAGTGTTAGACGCAGCATTTCCAGCGCGAACACCTTCAACCATGCTCATTTCAATGTAGTCTTCCCAGCGTAAGCGATTTTCGTGCTCTGCTTTTACATACCATAAGTATCCGCTAGCTCCGTTTTCAGAAGTAACTTCAATCCAACCAATCTGAGATACATCAGATCCATTGATAGAATAGTGCTCCTTCATGATGATTGGAGAGTTCTGGTAAGTAGAGTAGCTAGGATCTAGTTTCTCAGTAAAGTTACCAGTTGCTTTCGCGAACTCAGAACCATAAACTAAAGCTGTATAACGAGCAGCAGCATCTGTAGTATTACTTGGCTCAGGAATAGAAGTGTAAGCACGTACAGAGAAGTTATTGTTAGTTCCAGAGATATCAACTCCAGTTACAATACCTTTGATAACAGCACCAACACCACGGCTAGTATCTCCTGATGTAGCAAAAGATTGTTCTTGGATCATAACAGTTTGTCCTACACGGAAGTTACATTTTTCGTCACCTTCTGATGTAGCAGTCAAAGATCCTACTGGTTGAGTTTGAGCAGGTACATTGAAGAAAATCTCAGTACCAGAACGACGAGCATTCGCGTTTTGTCCTAATGGAGCATTAGCAGTAGATGTCAAACTAGCAACTGGATTAAGATCAGCATAACGAGTGTGAAGACGACCCTGCTCTAACCAGATGATTTGGTCAGAAGTAGAAGGCATCTCAGCTGATACCATACGTAAGAATGAGGAGATAGTACGGTTTCCGTAAATCTCAACTTCTTTTTCATACACATCAGGTAAGAACTGCTGAGCCCATTGGTCGGCACCACCTGGTAAGTTAAAGAAATCTAAGTAGTTTCCAGCATAAAGCTGTTTTCCTTGTGAAGGTTGTAGTAAACCTAGTGGGGAAGTAGAAGCAATCCCCTGCGCTTGTGATAAAGCCATTTGTAGTAAATTTTAAGTTGTTTAACTTTTAATTATTTTCTCATTTTAAATTTTAATCCGTTTGAGGATTGTCCTGAAACCACACGGAACTGAGTTCCAGTCTTTGTACTAACGACAGATCCAGCATCACCTTTAGGTGACATATCAATGTTCTTAGACTCTTTAGCACTTGTTTTGAGAGCATCGGCACGGCCTTGCTCATAGAAGTGCTGAGCAATCTTATCAGCGTTCTTCGCAGCGAATAGCGCTTTATGATAACCTGCTACATCTTCGATAGCACCACTGTCTCCAACAAAATCACCTATGAAATTATTGAGGTCAGACTGGTAGTTCTTTGTTCCAGCTACATCATTTACTTTGAAACGATACTTGTTATCTCCGACTTTGAAATCAAAACCTTTGAATTCGTCATTGAATAACTGATCTGTTTTTGCTGTAAATGCTTCAGCTTGTTTCTGTATATCCTCTTGGGATTGTTTATGTTGTTGATAAAAATCAATCGCTTCACGCTCTTCTGGATTTAAATTCCTATTCAACTTGAGGTCGGAATAATACTTATCCTTATTAGCAGTCAGCGATTTCTTCGCATCATACAATTCTTCTTTGAAAGCTAATTGCTTTCTTTTGATTTCTCTTGGATCATCATTGTCTTGGTCATAAGAGAATTTCTCTTCCATCAAGAACTCAATCTCTGAATCATCCAAGTGAGGTTTAGTTTGTTTGTAGTGTTCTTTGATAACATCTACAGGATGTAGATCATCATAAGACTTGTTTAGATTAATATAGTCTTGTAGTGTTCCACCGGTTTCTTCCATGAATTGAACCAACTTATCAACACCTTCTGGTAGTACAGGTTGTGGTGTTTCCACTGAAGCAGGAGTTTCCTCTGTTGCTACTTCAACTACGGGAGTTGGTTCTTCATCAGTAATTAGTTCAATTACCGCTTCTTCTTCATCATTCCCTTTTTCTTCATCATGGGTGATTTGCCCATTTTCTTCATGGGCGATTTCTTTTTCATCGGCGATTTCTTTTTCATCATCGGCGATTTCTTCTTGTGCATTCCCGGCATTTGTTTCTTGTTTTGGTGGGTTAGATAAATCTACTTTAATTACATCGGAATCATTAGCAATCTCGATGTTTGGGTTTTCTGCCGCAGCTTCTGCTACGACAGCTTGTTCTTTTTCTTGTGCTGTTGGAGTTTCATTTATATCCACTCCGTCAACAGACTTTACAGTCCATTCCATAAAATAAAATTAAAAAGGTTATTTGGGCTCGAATCTCTCTAGATTAAATCCTGATCCAAGAGTATCGTTGCCCTTTGATTCGAAACTCTTAGCTGGCTTTCCCGTTTTAGGTGGGCCAGATAGGTTTTTAGCTTGATTAGCTATTCGTTGTTTGTCTTGATCTGCTTTGTTCTTTTTATCAGCCATTCTTTCGTTGGCTTGCGTTTGAACTCCCATCAATTCTTTCTGTGCTTCGATCTCCATCTCTTTCAATTGCTTATTGAGTTGGAATTCGTATTGCATCAGTTCTTTCTTAGTCTGAGCTTCAATCTCCATCTTTTTGATAGCAAACTCATTCTCGGCTTGAGCTAATTGGATTTTGCTTTCATTCTTTATCTGCTCTGCTTGTGCTTTAGCTTGCTCTGCTTGAGTAGCAGCTTGAGCATTCGCTTCAGATTGTTTCTCGATGTTTCGCTCAGCAATCATCTGGTCGTACTCCATCTTAGCTTTACGACGATACTTGAGAAGTTGATTAGCTAATTTGATGTTCTTTATTTGTCTAACATCGATAGCATCTTCTAAAGTAATGCTATCTTTCGCTAACGCTTGTTGGATGTTTGCTTCCAACATTTGTTTCTCTTCCTCATCCGGTGCTAATTCTAAGAAGATACCGAAATCATGGAGATGTAGGTTCTTTAGTTCTTCTAAAGATCCAACGCTAAATCTACCGATAGCTCCAATGAATGCTTCTTTAGTTGGGTGAAACTCTAATACATCTTTGAATCGTAAACTTATTGCCTCGGCCAATGTCGTTGTAATATACATATTAGCATGTAATATGTGGCGAGTAGCAGTATTCGAGTTAGCAGCGGCGAGTTTTTGTACGCCGACCAAACTATAGGGGTCTGGATCTGCAGCGTCTCTAGCTTCATTGAGACCAGTTGTATCACGGATCATTTGTAAATAATAGTTGTAGGCATTGATCAAGATATCTACTTGACCACCACCTCCACCTGGTAGTTCTTGAATTGGTATCTTTCCTGGGTTAGGATCTCCATCAATAGTCATTGATCTACCAATAACAGATCCCGTTTGGAAATACATATTCAACGCCTCCTGTGGATTATATGATGTTCCGTTCCCTAGATCAATCTCCGCCAATCCATCAGCATCAAGATATACACCACTAGGAGTTAGACGTTGAAGTGTTTGTTGTAATTTTAGGTGAGTTAGTTGAATAAGATCAGCATAAGTAGTTACTCTACTAATTGTACTTTCAATTCTACCCTTATACATCTTAGGAGCACTAACAATGTAATTCATCATTACTTTATTAGTATTACTATCAGGTCTAACCATGTTCTTAGCTAGTTCCCACTTAAGCAGCATATCTGTTCCTAAAACATAAGCACCTTCATAGATTACCTCTTCCGTCTTAGCAACTCTTTCAAACCTCGATCTTTGATCTTTCGGAGGATTGAATGTATCGTCCTTCTTAAGAGCCTTAGAACCACCTGACGCTGTCTCCTTGACTTTATAAACCGTATTACCCCACGTCTTCCAATTGAAGTAAAGAATAGTGAGAGTATTAGAATCGTAATCATCTTCTCTATACTGATCAGAGTTGTAGTCAGCCCAGTTAGATCCTCTTTCCAATGCTTCTTTGATCACACTATCTTTTAGGTGAGGAAATTCTTTCTTCAGTTCATTAACCTTAAACCTCTTGACTTCACCAAAGTAGTAGCAATCCTCAAAGTTAGGATCTTCAGTGTAAGAGTAAATAAGATCAGCAGGATCTACATAGTCTAATCTAATACCGTCTGTGTTGTTGAAAGTATGCTTAGCGCAAGCTATTCCAAGAATCACAAGATCTTCAGTTAGTCTACGTCTGAGTTGATCGTATCTATTGGTCATGAATATATTGTCAATAGCTTGTTCTTGAGCAATCTCAATCCCTTGCTTATACCCAATCTGCATGTACAACTCTAACTCCTCTGTAGTAGAAGGTCTTTTGTTATCTGGAACATTTCTAGTATCAACACCTAACTCTGCTTCGAATTCCATGATTGCCTCTTCAGCTAACATGTCTTCTTCGATGTCTTCTACAAATTTAGTTCTTCGATCTGTAGCTACTGGATCTTGAGCGACTGCTTTGATTGAGAACAATCGATCTTGCATTCCATTGACTAAGATGTCCACGAACTTAGGTAGAATAGCGACTGGCTTCCAATCTAGGTTTAAGTAGGATAAATCACCGTTGATGGCGAATTCATCTCTATACTTTTGTGTGTCTTGTTCACCTCTAGCATAAAGCCGTAATCTGTGAAATTCATAGCGAGTTTGACGGTATCTCCCTGAACCTCCATAGGAATAACCTCCTACACCTGAGTCTCTTCTCCACCACTCTGCTTCGATAGCTCTTGCAACTTGCAAGCCATAATCCTTCGATCTTTTCGTCGAATCGGAAACAGTGTGAGCTGGAAAACTTGGGATCTGTCCGCTTACGTTTTCTCCTGCCATTATCTATTAAATTTTTGTCTTCTACCTAATCTGAAATTTAGGCTAATTGATTTTGTTTCTCTTTGTGCTCTTGGTCTATACTTCAATCTTTGAACAGCCATGATTGCTAATCCACTACTAATGGAAGCATCATATGCTGTTCGTTTACTAAGATCAAATCTAGCCCAATCTTCAAGAGTTCGAGTAAAATACATCTTACCCATATCACCTTCTTCATTGAGTATTCCTACATTTTCTTCAATGTAAGACTCAATAGCAGCGGCGTGTGCTTGTTTTATATCTTCCGAGGTGTTTGGAATACCTCCGAGTTCTTGTTCTGACTTCGATAGATTAGCCCATGTTTTGTCTGGTCTATTCATTGAGAACCCACGATAACCTCTTCTCTTAAAGTGATAAAGAAGTCGGGGCTTGTTATTCTCTGCAAGAATAGGCATACCATAAAAAACACAAGCCATAAGAACATCTTCGAAAAAGATTTCAGCTGTTTGTGGTCTTGCGACATACTCTAAAAAGAATTTAGAATTTGGAACACCAGGAACTAATGAAAATCCAGTAACACCATGTAGTGCTCCTTTGGATCCTCCACCATCTACCGTTCCTGAAATGTCATAACTATCGCAACCAAAAGCGCCAAGATCAACGTTACCAGGATATTTAATTCCATGCTTATAAACTATGTTATTTCTCATGTCTTCTGGAGGTAGCCATGATAATTTAAACCTTCCGTTTTTAGATGGATGCCAAACTACTTCTGTATCTTGTATTCCACCTCTCCACTGAAAAGATCCTTGTGTCACATAACCTTCTCTAGTCATTTCCTCATTGAAATCAATCTGATCATAGATACGAGTTAGATTGAATAATGAGTTTAGTGCTTCGTCCCTAAAAGCGTGTTTCTCTGTTCTGGGAAATTGTCGATAGTATTCGTTAAGTCCCTCACTGTCGTGCTTAAGTCCAGCAACTTCATTCTCCCAATGCTCGATGACTCCATAATCGATAAGTTCTCCGTCGATTCCTTCGACTGGTTCTTCTGGAGTATCGAAGACAGGAAATCCAAATTTATCAATGAATCCCTCGTAACCCCATTCCATAGGAATGAACAGAGCGTATAGTCCACTAGGAGTTTGCCCATTGCGATTTCGCTTTGCTGTTGTGAGGTCTGAGTCATAATAAAGTTTCTTAAAGTTTTCTCCACCTTTATCAAGGGCGTTGGAGGTTGAGCCCATCATACACTTACCAACAATCTTCGAACCTAATCGTAAGCATGTTTTAGTTACACGCCAGTTGTTGAGGATGTTATCAGGTTTCTCCCACTTACCACTTTCATCATGAACTAGTAGTCGAAGTTTCTCACCGTCATACGAGTTGTCCCCAGTGTTCTTCCAGTCGATTGTTGTATCAAGCCCCTCTTCGATAGAGATTTCACCGGCTTCTGTTGCCGCCAGCGATTTTCTAGTAAGTTTCTTCGATGGAACCTTGTAAGCGATCTCTGTCTTGGGTCTCTCCATTCCGTCTTGAATCGGCTTGAAGAAGAACGGGTAGTTGATTGAAATTGGTACGACCTTGTCGGTAAACATCTTCTTTGCGTCAGCACCGGTCTTTGATAGTATCCCAAAACGGGCGTCCTTTGTAATTGTCGCTTGATGTACAGTTTCCGCGCTTGCCATGAATGAAAATCCAGAGCGTCTGTTCTTAAGGTAGCACATTCCGTAGCTACGGCGATCAGCCTTGCACGCTTCCCAAAAGTAAAAGAAAATCCTGTTTGCCTGACGGAAGTCTGGTGCCCCAACGTCAATTTTGGTCCAGTTAAGGTACATGTAGTGAGTTCCCGTGAGGTAGGTAGCTTCACCGTTGCACATGAACCAGTA